GTCGGCCAACATGGCTCGTACATGCTGATTCGAAACACGATCGGATGCCTCACTCAAATCGAGTGTGGCGAGGTCGCCGCTGAGCGAACCTCTACAGGCCATGACCCGATTAGGGTCCTGGTCTTTGAATCCGATAACTCGGCTCAGGAAACCATCCTGAGAGATCGAGTCGAGGATCGAAGCCAAAAGAGCTTGCTGCGCATATTGCATCGCAGTTGGCTCAATGGCGATAATCCTAGGTGTTTTGATTGTCTTAGGAACCGTGATAACCCTTACGGGTCTCTCGGCTCCGGGTTCGAGGAAGGTGACACGTTCGAGAAGTTCGAAGTACTTCCATCCTGGGGTAAGACACACCAGTGATGGAAAGAACTTCTCAAGACGCTCGGTCCATTCTGTCTGGAGGTACTTTCGGTTTCCCGAAAGCCTGTCAGCAGTTGAACCGGGCCCGTGCTTTGGCATCCATTCTTCACTGTGTACCCGAAGGTCACAAGAAGAAAGAAGGTCGCCAAAGAGAACCAGGCCAGTACGCATAAAGCTGGAATAACCAGTTTCAGCGAACGTACTGTCATGCTTCTTCATCTCCTTCTCACACTCGATGTATCCCTTGATTGCCTTCACAGTGCGTGCATCGCTGCACTCAATGTGAAGCTTTGCCATCATCAGCGTTAGCTGACGGAGTGCAAAGATTGCATCAATCTCGGGAGAATCGAGCAAGGGCAGTTTTTCTGTCCTTGCTGGTGCTAGTGCCGATCTGCGTACCCAGTTCTTCGAGTACGCAAAGCCAGAGCTGCATGAGGCTTTTCATCCGGTCCCTTTCATCTAGGGTACTGGAGTCCCGACTCATGCACTGACCACACGCGAAAGCGTGTCCGTCCCCCAGAGACAACCTTAATCTCTGGGAACGACAGCAATCGGTCGGGTTTCTGCAGGCGCAATGTCAACGGTATCGATGAACTCGATATCCTCCTCGTATACGGCCTTACGAATAGTAAGGACGTAATGACCGAGGATCCACTCACGAAGGGTGACTAGAAGAACGGGAGCATCCCATTCTTTTAGGCCCTTCTTTGTGCGTGGAGGAACAAAGTGCCTAAGAACCCGAGCCGAAGCCATCAGTTCTCTCCACCAAGAACCTTGGTGATGAGGGCTCCACTCGAAGCGTTCAGCTGGGCGATGAAACCATCGACCACCTGCTTCTGCTCCGTGACCGTGTAACCCAGCAGCGGAAC